TTGTTATAAGCCTTGATCTCGTCGATGCTCTTAAAGCGGCCAGCGGGGGCGGGCTTGCTGCTTTCAACCTGTAAGCAGCTGAACATATACGACGTGGTGGGGTAGTAGTGGGGGTGTGCCTTTGCCTCTTCCCCTGCGGCCTCTGCCGCGTCGCGCTGGGCTTTGCTGGGCTTGTCGGTGTACTTCCACAGCGGGCAGGTAAACAGGGCCTTTTCTCCCCGCTTCACGCTCTTGCCGTTCTGCTTCCAGAATCCAAACGTGTGAATCTGGGCGGCGGCCAGCTCGTCGAGGCCGTCCGGGATATGCTCGACGGCGTGGGCGATCTGCTCCGGGGTGTACGCCGCGGCGGCGATCTCGTGCCGCTGGGCGGGGGTCAAGTGCGCTTGCACGCTCTTCAAAATGATCTCTTCGTTGGTCATGGTGTAAACCTCCTGTGTTTTAGTTGT